AAGCCTGTGCCGGTGTTGCTTCTAAATGAATAAGTCAGGGACCACCCATCGCCCGGGGTGTAATCCACCACGGTCTTATTAAACTTTAAGGTGTCCCCGGCAATTAACTCGTAAGGTTCGATTGTCGGTGTAGTCGCCGCCATTTAACGGCGAGTCTATTGACCATTAAGGGTGTTTCAAATTTCAGACTTACGGGGTCTGCCCCTTGGCTTGCTTCCCGGGCGGGGCGGTTTGCTTGCGTTAGCCTTTGAAGATTGTTTTTTTGCCTCGCTAGTCTGTGAACCCATAAGACTCCCCACGTTAATCTTGTGCCCACACTTGGGGCATTTGATTGGTTTTTTCAACTTAACGCCTCCAAATGTAAATCAACCGAATAAATCTTGTCCCCATCAACTCTTGAGATTTTGAGGCAAATTGATTCTTTCTCTGCAATAGCTATTCCAAACTCAGTTAATTCATAATTGCGCTTTGTAATCGTCCGGGGTTTTGTCTCCTGCCCTAAAAGTTTCAACGCTTGATTTTTTGCTGCCTCCTTATCCGGTTGCAACATTTCTTTTAGAATATCAATTCCGCCGGGAACGTATGCTGTAACTGTTACGCTATGTTCTGTTTTTTCTTTTTTCATTTATCCACCTCAACTTTTTTAATTACAGACTTGTAAAAATAAGTCTGTGCATCCTCTTGCACATCAAACCAATCTCCACTTTTAAACTTTTCCCGTGCTTCTTTTATGCTGTGCGCTTTTACTTGATATGTTTTCTCGTAAACGATGTGGTCATCCACGCGCAATGTGTAAATCTTTTGTTTGCTCATTTTAAAAAGAAAATGGTGTTCCGTTGTCATACATGGGCACGCCTTGGCTTTTGCAAATTGCCCTTTCCGCTTGTGCTTCCGCCTCATCAATAGCGGCATAATGCTTTTGGTCATAGTCGTTCGCCCCCCCTTGGGAGGTAACGCTTGCAGATTCTAATTTAACCTCTATGTCTCCAGCAGTCTTTAAAACTTCAAATAAAGGTTCTTCCTCGGCGTTTGGTGTTTGCCTAACCGGTTGGTCCCATGGGTTCCCATTAGGCTTGTCCTCTATTCTTATCCGGTGGGTTATCTCAACCGTGTAAGTTTTTTTGACGTAATAAGTGGTTTTCATTTTTATAATTCCTTTAGTAACCCAAAACCATCTCGCTAGTGGACACAAGCAAAGTGTCCTCCTCATCAAAACAAAACTGTCTTGCCGTTACCTTACAAGGCTTAACCTCATAAACCTCCCCGGAAGTGTGCTTGTAGCCACGCACATCGTCCCACCATACGGAAAATGTTTTAATGGGTTTTTCAAGGGTTGGTCTTAACACCCTAACAACCGTGCCACAAAAACAACCCGGTCCACCGTTAGGGTTTACAAACTCAACACCCTTGCCAACTGGAGTAAAGTTAGATTGCATTTTTAAATATAAGCGTTGCAATCTAACAGAAACATGAGGGAGTCCGTTCATTATTTGCCCTCCTTTCCTGTTACCCCGTCCTCCCGTTTTTTAAATTGCTCCCAATACTCATCAACCTCTTTTTTTTCACCTTCTGTTTGCATCCATATTTTAGGCTCTTGCTCAAGCATAGTTTCCCAAGTAGCTTGTCCGTAATATCTTGCCCTATATTTATCAGTTATGCCGTTTTTAATTTCTTCAAAATCTTCTGTGCCTTCTAATTTGTAATTAGCACACCATGGAAAAACGTGTAATTTTTTACCGTCAATTTTTAAAATGTTACCCGCTGAGTCAGTTTCTACCCTAGCACTTAACGCTTTAACAACATTTGGCCAACCTTTGCTTGATATATCATCACGGTTAAAACCTAATCTTGCACTTTGGTTAATGTCAGAAATAACACACATATTTCGATAACTGTTATTTATTTTGCTCATTTTTTGTTTACCGGTCCTGCCGGTCAGAGAAACCTAACAGTTAGGTTTATTTAGGTCAACACCTTTTCACAACTTTTTTTTATTTTTTTTTAGACCCTGAAATTGCTCACAAAACCACCACCTCGGACCGGTCTTTGCCGTTGCCGTTTTGGTTCTTTAATTTCTGGTTCTGCCTCTAGGTTTCTGGCTAGTTTCTCAAGGTTTGGGTTAAGAATTACCAAGGCGCAATAAGCGTAAATCCTAACGTCCAACGCCTCGTTTCTACTGGTTCCGCTTTTCTTTTCCCACACTCGGGTTTTAACCCCTCGCAATATTTTCGTTACTGCTTTCTCACTCGTTAACATTTCAAACCAATACTCGTCATAACCGTTACCAATGCGAAAATGGCAATAACCATAACCCGGGTCCTCAATCTTTAGGCGGCCAAAAATTAACTCTTTTGCGGTGTCGGTCCCGATTGTGTAAAGTCGCACACCTTTAACGCTCGACTTGGTTGGACGCGAAACAATTGGCTTACCAAAACCACCCATGCCTTTGATTGCAAAGATATTACGAGGCTGCCGGGGATAAACAAATTGGTAAACTTGTTGGGTCTGAAAACCGGAGTCCACACACACACCAGCAATGGGTAAGGTCTTACCGTCTGCCGTCTCGAAACGTGTCATTAAATACTCGTCCAAGTTTTTCCAAACTCCCGGGTGTGAGGGTTCCCCGATAAATTGCCTATACTCAATGCCCCAACTTTCCTCACCCGGACCCCACGCCACAACCTCACATTCCAGACGGTCCGCTTGTACGTCTACCCCTGCCGTTAGAATAACTGCACCCTCGGGGACCTCGTTGTTATAGGTCTCCCGTCTTGCCATTAGGTAATGGGGTTGCACCTCCTCGTGTACGTCCTCCCATGCCTCTGCCATGAAAGTGTTGGTCCAAGTCTTGATTCCTTCCGTGCCCCGTTTCTTTGCTTCCAAGAATCCAACAACCGCTTGGTGTAGTCTGTTTTTAAAACCTTTCTTTGCAGGGAACACACTACACAACCCGTTTAGGTAATAACCACGCTTCCCATTAAACTCCTCACCCGCTCGCCATTCTCCCGCCTTAATCATTTCAACCCGTTGGGTCTCGCTAATAGATTTGTTGCAATGTTCACACATATAATGTGCAGACTGTAAATCATCTTTAGCCCAAAAGACTTGCCGCCATTTCATAGTCTGAAACTCCCCGCAAATAGGGCACGGACACCACCACTCGTTTTGGTCCGTCAAAGAATATTCCAACTCAATCTTGGACAACCCTTTAATGGTGGGGGTGCTGGTCTTGATTATAATGGCATTGTGGAAAGTGTCGGTCCGCCGCTCGGCTAGACTCAACGGGTCTCCCTCGGTTCCTGCGCTTGCCGGGTAACGGTCTACCTCATCACATAACAACACCCTTATGGGTCTCGCTGCCAAACTTGCAGGACTGTTAGCCCCGGCCATGGTAATGTGTCCCCCTAAAAACTTTTTGTGCAGTTTGGTGTTGCCGCTATCCCTTGCCTTTGGGTCTGCCACCAACTTTTTTAAAACCGGGGTGTCCCGTACCATCGGTGCAAGCCTATCCCCGGACCATGTGGTTGCCATCTCCAATGTAGGTTGCAGACACAAAATCGGGCTAGGGTCTTGCGCTATAAAAAAGCCAACGATGTTGTTAATGACCTCCGTCTTGCCCGTTTGACTCGCCCACATCAGAGTTATGCTTTGCACCCCGGAATCCATCACGGCATCCATGGGACCTTGTTGGTAAGGGGCAGCGTTTACCCGGTAAGCCCCGGGTCTTGCGCTCGCCTCACTCGATAGCCTCCGGTGTTTCTCCGCCCATTCCGTCACCGTCAATCTCGGCGGTGGTCTCCATGCTAGATATGTCTCGTCCAATCTCTGAAGAACGGGCAACCACTCTCTCGGCACTTTTGAGTCTCTCAAGTTCATTTAATGTTTCATCCTTACTAATCTCGTCCATGGTGGATGCCATGATTTTAGAACGGCAGGAGGTAAACACATCTTCCATGTACCTCGCTACTGCCGTCCTCGGAATCCACTTCCCTTGGAGTATCAATAACTCCGCTTCTAGCTTTTTACATTGGGCCAGCAAACGCCGGTTTTTTAGGTCCTGCTCCGACACATCCCCCCGCCCTTTCTTGCCTTTTTTTTGCACAAACGACAGCCATTCCCCAAGGGAGTAATTGCCGTCCGCATCTGGTTCCGGTGCGCCTTCCTCTGCCTTCCAGTTATAGAGGGATTGGCGGGTCACGCCCAACATACTGGCAATCCTCGTTAGTGAACACTTGTCCTTACTCATCTAAGTCCTTACTGTAAAGGTGGTTAGAACCCCTTTTTCTAAAAAAATCATGGACTTCCTTTC